AATGAGTAACGCTCGTAACCCTTAACCAGCAAGTTATCGGTCACAAAATCCACCTGCATATCGGTTTCGAAGGCCACGCGCTCCATGTATGACAAGCCGTCAATGTTGGTCAGCAAGAACCAAGCATAAGAGGAAGTCAAGAAGTCGTTGACCAAGTAACCTTCTGACAGGCCGCCGGCCGTCGAGAGGATAGCGTTAACATCATTATCTGCAGTACCTGGACGCAATTCAGTTTTAGTAAGACGAATTGCAACAGGCTCCAGCTGAGGCGGAACAATCAACTTACGACCGCGAGCAAAGATCTTCAAGTTCGCCTGATCGCGGAAGTTTGTACGAATGGCAATCATTGCGTTGAGCAATGTTGCTTCGTTCAAGTCAACCTGCGTGGTAGGCGTATTGGCGACCGTGTTGCCGTCGATAGGATGCGCAGTGGAGCAGAGTGCCACACCGTCACCACCAACTGCAGAGTTGTAGGTCTGCGCGGTGTTCAGAATGTTCGCGCCATAGATTTCCTTGGTCTGGTGGAAAGATTCCACGAGGCCGAGGTTCGAAGGCTGGAACTGGGTTTTGTAGAGGTTGTCATCGATGGCCTTGCGTGTGATCGCATAACCCAGAGCAATTTCAGTGTGCTCTTGGTTATAGATGTAACGCTCACCGGCTGAGTTATCGAAGGAGGTTTGGCCGCCTTCGGTCTTCAGCTGGGCCAGACCGAGGTAACGCATTTCAGCGGTACGTTCGAGGGCCATTTTCGATTCGTGTTTCGTGAAGATCTTGTCGTATTGCGACGGGATCTGCTCATATTTGCCTTCAACTCCACGGAGACCGGGGAGGAGAAGGTCTTTGATGGCACTAAGATTAACAGCCATTGGTCCTTACTCCTGTTAGATCGCTGTGAGCTGCTTGGTCGCGACGTTGTTAAACGCGACGACAACGTAGTTATAAGCGCCCGAAGAATAGCCGCCGGCAACGGTCTGAGTACCGTTAGAACCAGGAGGATCAACAACGAGGCTGATAATACGGAAAGGCAGGGTGTTGGTGGTATTGATGGTGGAGCTATCAACATAAGCGCCAGAAATACCGCTTGAGGTGTTGCCGGTGCCGATAGCAAAACCAATGTTGGCGTTTACGCCAGCAAGGGTAATACCAGTGGAGTCGGACTGAACGAGGAACTTGGCGTTCGGATCGTTGATGATGTAAGCTTCGACATAGTTGCCGGAAGCGACATCGGAACCGGGCCAATAGTTCGACCAAACAGTACGCTTTTGAGAGACTGAAAGATACTTGCAGCCAGCGAAGATACCACCGACACCGTTAGCGGCCGAGTTGCTCGACGCTTGGGCATAGGTACCATCTGTGAGGGCCACGACGGGGTCGCCAAAGTAAATGGCGCCAGCATTATACTGAACTTGAACAGCTACCTGTTCATACGTCGGTGCAGAGCCTGTGCCACTGTACTGACGGAAACCGAAAGGCGCATTAGTGTTCGCCATGACGGGTTCTCCTTTTTACGGGAGTTTCCGGTCATCGCGCAGCGTGGCGATTAGGAAACGGGGAAAAGTTTAACTTCTCACATCGCGGAGAAGGATCTTGGACTTCCACGCATCGTGGGGAAGTTATGCAAAAATAACACAAGCCATGCAAAAGTAAAGGGGGCCAAAACGGCCCCCTCAAATTCGTTATTCTGGGATCGGCATCGCCTCGAAGCCCTTTTTAATTTTGGGCTTCACTTGGGCGTGGTCGCGGGTCATTGTGCCGTCTGGAGCCTGCGACAATTGCTGCTCCTTCTGGCGCACTTGATCGCGCGCATTACGCAAGTCGAGGCGCTTAACTTCTTCCGTAATGACCGCCGGACGCTCCATCAATATCATGCCTTTGCGCTCAATGGTGGCGTATTTCTCGCCGATCGGCATCATTTCGGGGTGGCGGTTCGTTGGCACAGCCTCCCAGCCCGTGTGTGCCAATTGGGTTTGGTAGGTCGGGTCTTCCTGACCCAACACAGACTTCATCTTCCACTCGTAAGACCAACCAGGGGGCGGCTCAGGCGTGGCAAAGTTATCAGTGCCACGATCAAGGCTGCCAAGATTACCCATAAGTTCTGCGGCGCGGCGTTCCGCACGAACGCGGGGGTCTTCTTCACGCATGGGTTGCCTCATAGGTGCGCGTTTAATGGGAGCCTCGGCGTCAAGGGCGACAGTCTCTGTCACCGTTGTCGTCAATGACTCTTCTTTTGGCACTGGTTTTGCAAAGAGAGATGTTTTGCGCGTCCGTTTTGCTGGTGCAGGTTGTTGATTTTCCACGATAATTCTCCTTAAAGCTTGCCTTCGAGCTGTAAAGCCCGCTTGTTTTCAGCGTATTCTTGGTCAGTCATTTTCATGGATCTGGCCATTTCGCGCTCGTCGGCAGTCAAACGCACAACATTTGGGCGTGTGCCTGGCGTTGCAGTCCGACTCACTGGCGCCGCCGGTGGTGACGTGCGACGCTGGACAACCTTAGCGGCCTCGTAAGTCGGATCAGCAACTTCAACTGTCACTGGCGCCGACCGATTAACCTTCAACGTGTCCTCGATCACCTCAAAATAGTCGTCACTGTCAGGCGCCAAACCGTCCGCCATTGCCAAATTGTGGGCGGCAATCATCTTCTGGAACAGGCGCTGATCAGTGGCAAATTGCGGGTGCTGACGAATCCACGCGGCAGACCGTGGCGACAATTGCGATGCCAAGGCCTCAACCGGATCAAACGGCTGCTGGTACTGAGGCACGGCCTCCTTGACCTGCGACTCCATAGCCGTCTTGCCGTTTTCAAGTTGCAGCAACTTGGCCGAGTTGTCCGCCATACGCTGCTGGATTTCGGCCGCACGATCATAATCACCAACCGACATAGCGTCTTTATAATTGGCTTTCAGGTAGTCAGTTTCCTGCCGCACGTTAACAATGGCATTGTTAATCAGCGTCAAATTGGTGTTACTGACTTCGTTTTTGGCTTCAAACTCGCGTTGCGCTGCCTCACGCGCACGTCTGTCTGCCTCGGCGCGCGCAAGTTTTTCCTGCTCAAGCTGGAATTTTAATTCGCGAATACCAATTTCAGGCGGCATTTCAGGCGCAGAGGCCTGAGGTTTTGCCTCTTCCGTCTTGGCAACTTCGACTTCAATTTCGTCTTTCGGCGCCTCTTCCGGTGCCTTCAACTCAATTTCAATCTGCTCTTCCATTTTCTTTTTGGCCATGATTTATCTCCTTACCATACCATGTCTGGGTGAGGGATTGTGCCGCGCACGTTGGTGTCATCCAAAATGCGGCACAGGACGCCGTTAACCGTAATGCTCCAACCGTCAGACGGCTTAAACACCACCCAATCTTCCAATTTAATGTCAACGTCCTTGAACCAAGAATTGCTGTCATCAACGAAGGCCATCGGCCCCATATTGATCACAAGCCCGACTTTCCCTTGGATTTTATCTTCCGAAGTTGTCACATCTGTCAGGAAAATACCGCTCTTGGTTTTTTGTGGCCGCACATAAACAGCGCACAAAACTTGATTGTTAAATAGCTTAAAGTCCGTGTATCCACTCCCCAATGCGTCAAAAATTGCCTGCTTGGGGTCTTTCTGGTGGTCCATGATCATGTGTGGCATGTTGATCCCTTTCTAATGCCGGTTAGTAATAGAACGCGCCTCGTCGCAAAGTTCGAAAACATTGCGAAGAGCAGATAGCTGGCCAGTAACGTGGCGGTAGTCTGACATGTCGTTGATGGTAGTCCCATGCGACAATACTTGTAAAAGGCGATAAATTTCCGCCTCTACTAATTTTCTAAGCTCTTGTTCAAAGAAGTCCGAATAATTTAACATTGCCACCTCTGCCCTCTACATGGTGGTTCCCTCTCTATATTACTAGGGTGGCTGACACGAGAGGGATCAGCCAGCCACCCCACTCAATTAGCGACACCGATACCGCTAATTAAGCCTTGTGTCCGTAAGCTTTAATCTTTTCCTTGCGGCCAAGACCGCCACCTGCGGCGTGTTCAATAACATGCATAGTGCGACCGCCACTCTTGCGGCCCATCAATGCCGCCAATTGCGGAGGCAAACCTGCGGGAGCGCCACCAGCCGGTGCGCCGCCCATAGGAGGAGCTGCCGGAGGAGGAGCCGCAGGCTGCGGAGCAGGAGCGGGCATTGGAGGACGCGGAGGCATTGCACCAGTCGGAGGAGCCACTGGCGCACCGCCCATGTCTGGGTGGCCCATATTGATTACAATGTGGGTCTTGCCAGTTTTGCCGCCGTGCTTGCGGGCCATGCGGCCGCCAGGCACAACGCCAGGCACCTTGTGCGGATAATTTTCGCCAGAAAATACTTCGCCGCCCTTCTTTTTGCCGGTGCGAGCCGATGGCTTCACCATCTTGCGAATCAGCGCCTTGTCCTCGGCAACGTCAGGGTGCTCCGCCTTGCCGCCCTTCTTCAACCCAATTACCGACGAGCGGGCAGGGTTAAACGACATGACGTTCTGCGGAACAATGTTGTTGCGGTTGTCAGGTGCAACGGTTGCACTTGCCGGCATCATCGGGCCGCCGTCCATTTTATGCGCACGGCCGCCCTTTTTCATGGGGCGAATCATGGGGGGAGCCATTGGAGTTGCGCCAGCGCGAGGCATTGCGCCCATGCCCTTAGCCGCCGCAGCATTGCGAGCGCCAAGCATAGCCGCAACCTTAGCCTTGCGACCCATCATCGGGCCACCGATGTTTTTCTGAGTACGGCCGCCGCTGCAACGGTCTTCCTTGCGGGCGCCTGTCGATGTCGTAATGTCATCGCCCGGCAACGCATGAGAACGATTGCGCATTGCGCGAATATCTTCAGGCATGTCAGGAGGAGTGGGGACCGAGCCACTTGTTGCGTGCTTAGTGCGGCCGCCCTTTTTGTAACCGCCCGTATGTTTATCACCGTCCTCACGGTAGCTGTTAGCTTTCCGCTCGTCACGGTTCATCAACACGTCAACCCACGGCATTGCCTTGCCGCCGCTCTTGCGTGGCTTGCGGCCAGCGTGCTTGTGTGACTCATGGCCCTCTGCCTTCAACACCTTGCCACCGCGCTTGTAAGTGCGCTTGACCAGCGGCTGCATGCCGGTCTTGGCTTGCGTATTTAACGGCTCTGGCGGTGTCCAAGTGGACGAGTCCACCTTCTGGTGCGGATCGGTGGTCATCCGACTCGCTTTAGCTTTCATCGCCTTGCGGGCGGTCTTTGCCATCTCTGACATTGCAGTTCTCCTAGGATGTTACGGGCGTCCCCGTGCAAGCTGCTTGGCAACATTTACGGCATCCTGAGCAGCAACAGGGCCGAATCTTGAAGAAATTTTAAGAGCGTCATTGGCATTGTAAGGAGTTACTTTGCCGCCGCGTTTGAACGCTTTTTGGCCGGACAGGATAGCTTCCCGCATTTTGTCGGTGATTGGCAAGTGAAGCATTTCCGGCAATGAATTAGTTTTTATGGTGCCAAGTTTTACGTCTTTATCCAATGGCTTAACCAGCTTCTGCAACTGCGTTGGCACAATCTTGTTATAGTAACCATTCATGCCTTCGCCGCCGATAGAAAGGTCTTGGCCTGATAATTCATGGGCCAAAATACCTCCATCCGAATATGGAACAATATTTTTTTTATCCATAAGTTTTTCGGATATTTCTTTTCCTAGAAAATCAGGCAATTGATGCGGTTCAACATTTCTTTGATCCAAAACAACATTTTTATTGTGGTCTATAGCTTGTAAATTTTTTGAATTAGGATCGTATTGAACATGAGAAATTTGTTTGCTTAAATCATACCGCTTCGCCTGTTCAGCGCCTGGCGTGAATACAACGCCGTCATAGCCACCTTCTGCGGCTTCTTTCATAACGCGCTTTAACGCAAGGTCAGTCCAGCCTTGTGTGCTGGTGACGTAGGGGGCGGTGGGAACAGCATTACCTTTAATTGTTGACCGCAAAGATGCCATTTGATCGGAAAGCAAATCTCTTTGGCGTCCAATTTCCGAAACGCGATTTTGCAATTCGTTAAATCTTTCATTGTAATCTGGAAGATCCGACATTTCTTGTTCTGCAAGTCTTCTTTCTCTACCTAATTGATCGTATTGGGTTGAAAATTGATCAATTTTTTCTTTTGTAGAAGCAATTGATTCAGGATTACTAAACCCCTCTTTTCGCCCTTTCTGCCCCCAGTCAGATTGCAGCTCCTCGACGTGCAGCAGCTTCTCACCGTTTGGTCCAACACGGTCAGACATGCGGATATGAGCAAGGACGTTGGGGTCGTCCCAATGGCTTCCCGTAAAAGATTTAGGGGAATTTTGAAACGCAGTTATTGAATCATTATATTTTTTAATAGCTTCTTGAACCTGCGGATAAAATTTTCTCGCTTGGTCTCTATCCGTCATTGCTCCATATTGATCAACTAATTTATCTTTTTCTGCACGAGCGGCAACCATTGCTTGCCGTTTTGCATATTCTTCACTTGGAGTTTTTAACAATACCTCGCGGTAATTCTCGCCGCCGGGGAGGGTGTGTTTTTGAAATTTAGCGTCACCAACTAATTGTCGCTCAAAGGCAGCTTGAATACGATCCGCTTCAGCAGTATCGCCGCGAGCGGCAGCAGCATCACGAGCTGCCTGCAATTCATCAACATTGCCTTTATATGGGCCACGAAGCACCCGCTCCTCAACCTGCGGCATATTATTATTAAAATGCTGTGCAATTTCTTCACGAGTTACGCTTGGCCGACCAGCAAATGCTTCGTCAAACCCTTCCATCTCCGCAGGCTTTACGCCGTTTTTCTCAAGCATGGATTTAAACTGCTGCGGCGTTCCTTTAGCCTGCGGCAAGTTAGCCGCCGTCTCAGCCCCGTGGCTATAAAATCCAAGGTCAGTGCGTGGTGCTTTTGCCAACTCAACAGCACGATCCGCCGCAGATCCAGCTCTCAACATATTTGGCGTAATTTTTCCCGCCATAATGTCAGGCAATGTGCCAACAGACACCAACCCAGAACCAACCATAGCAGCTTCATCCCCTGTCATACCAGAAGGCGAAACGTCAACAACATTGCCTGTGTTAGGATCAACGGCTCGATTTGTTTCGCCCCGTAAAGCCTGCATAGGGTATTGCATAGCGCTATACGCAGTTTGAGGAAAACTTGCCAAACCCTGACCAAAATCAGAAGCGCGTTGTTTTAATTCAGAATTTAACCGCCCCATAAAAGTAGATGGAGTTAACACGCCGCCCGTTGGTTGTGGCGTCATAACATAAGCAGGCTTTTCGGGTATCGACATGCCCTGATCTTGATCCAGCATAGGATCTGTCTCGCCGCCATCAGCGTAATGACTGCGAGCAATCATCAGTGCGCGGCGAATGTCCCTGCTCATTTTATCCCCTTACCGCTATTGCCCAACAACGGCTCCTCATTGGCCTCAAGGCGCTGGATCATGTCAGGCTCAACAATCTGGTTAAACGTCTGGATCTCTTGCGGGTTCTGCGACAGCTCAAGACCCATCTTCACCGCCTCCAACCGCTCTCGGCTCTCACGGTCGCGCATGCGGTTCATGGCGTCCAGCTCCGAATCACGGCCACGCTGCGCAATCTCCGCCTGCTGCACCTGCAAGTCCATCACCTTAGTCGGGTCAGCCTGACCGCCCGCCTGCAACTGCTGCGCCTCAGCCATAATGCGCATGGTCTCGGCCTGCGTGCGCTTAACGTCAGCCGCAACCTGCTGCTGTTTAAGCTGCGAGTCGGTCGATTCCTGCATAGCTTTTGCCGACGCGGCCGTGGCCGACGCCTGCGCTGTTTTGGCCCTTGACTCCGAATCCTGTTTTTTAATCGCCAACTCGGCGATTTCTTTCATAACCATTGGGTTCTTCATCATGTCTTCAGCGCCGCCCCGCTTGAAGAACTGATCTGGATTGTTCCAGCCCATCGTCTGCAACGCCGCCGTATCGATCGCCTTGCCGTCATACATATCAGGCGAC